CACTTACGGCTGGACGCCCACCAAACAAATTGGCCGTACCTCGCATAAGAGCGGGGTTCTGCGATGCGCCCACTAGAAAAGAGGCAAACGGGTTGTACGCATCCGCAGCGGCTCGCGATCCGGCAGCCGCTATGCCGCCTTGCAGCAACGCGCTTGCACCAGCCGGATTAGCGATGCGACCGCCCAGAGCAGAACCCAACTCCAACGGTTGCTGACCGAGCGCCTCAAGGCCGGTCATGCCGCCCAGATATGCCTGATACGGTGCCAACGCGCCGGCTTGGCCGGCATAGCCTTGAGTGAGCAGGTTGCCTGCCGTGCCGAGCAGCCCCGCGCCGAACAGCGTCTGCTGCTGGCCGGCCTGCTGCGCCTGAGCGGCCAGAGCCGCGTCTTGTTGAGCAATAGCGTTGTAGTACGCCTCCATCTCCGGCGTCGTTGCCCCGAGGCCAGCAGCGCCACTAGGCCGCGCACCAGTAGCACCAACTGACAAACCGCCTCGGCCTTGCTGGAAAAGCGTGTTCTGCAACTGCGCCATCTGGCGCTCACGACTGGGGGCCAGCAAGTCCTGCTGCCGAGCCATGTACTGCTGCGCGGCCTGCTCGGGCGACTGGGCGAGGTACTGCTGGCCCAGGCCGAACAGCCCTTGCGCTCCAGTGGCCAGAGGGGCAAACGCGGCTTGCGCTGCCTCGGCTTGCGATAGCCCCTGGCCGGTCAAGGCCATGAAGCGGTCTTGCATCGCCCGCAGCTCGGGCGTCAGCGTGTAGCTCGCGCCGCTTACGCGGCCGTCGGGCCCCGTGGTAAACTGCGACCCACCGAAGCGCGTCGTGATACCGATAGGCCGAAACCGCGACTCTTCAGCAGCAATACGCGATGCCTCAAGTTGTGCGGCCGATTGCGCTGCTGCGGCGTCTGCTGCTGAATCGCCACCCATCAAACCACCAAGTAACGATAAGCCGCCGCCAATAATTGAACCTATAGGCATATCAACCCCCAATCAAAACGTCGTCCACCTTTGACGGGTCTTTCTCGTCAGTGGCGTGGATACAAAACCAAACACAATCGTCTATGGCCTTGACGCCGTGCGTCAGGCCAGCCTTAATCTCTAAACACGCCGGGGCGCTGATGATCTCGATCTCTTCGCCCATCAGCACCGCCACCTTACCCTTGGCCAAAATCGACAGGTGGCTGAAGTCGTGCGTGTGCTTCAGGATGGCTACGCCAGCAGGGACTCGCATCTCCTTGGCGTACAGACCGTCGCTGAAGTGGTGGGTAATCATCACTCGTATAGGATGTTGACGGAACCGGCGTCAAAGGTGTCAGTGCCATTGACTGTAGTTAGGCGCAGTCGGTCTAGGACCCCTGATAAAGACAAACTACCAGCAGACCAAAGAATTGCGGCTGCATCACTTCTGCCCAAAACACCACTTGACGTCCATACATTCCCAGACTGGTTGCAAATTACAACGTTGCCGTGCATTACAGTCGTAGAAAGATTTTGGCTAGACAAAACAAATCCTGATGTGCTATTAGAAACATCTGGTGATCCACCACTACCAACATTTGCGCCAGCCGACAAATACCCAGAGGTAGTAAAACTTCCCGATCCAATTTGAATTTGTAGGCTTGATATACCACTAACACTAACGCCGCTGAGCATCACTGTGATGCGTTTAACCCAAGAAGGGATGCCGGTAAAATCCGCGCTAGTGCCTGAAGTTGTCGCTTGTGCGGTGCCAGACGTTAGCGCCTGCACTTTATTTGCGCCATCGTTATTGACATTCGATGGGGCAGAGGCCCAAGCTCCGGCGGTGGCCTGCGTCGAGTAGATATAACCAACAACCCTAAACGCAACCGATGTGCGAGCAGATGTTGAGTAAAAAACCGTTGCGCTGTCTGCTGCGCCAACGCCGCCTTCAGCGGTGGTGTTGATTAAAAGTCTTTCATCAAAGGGGCCGTAGCCTAAAGAGTTCACTACTGCCAACTCAACAGTGCCGGCGTTGTCTATCGCAACGACAGCTATCCTAGACTCGACGCCACTTACAGTGCCGAGCGTCGATCCGCTCGATACCGTCATTGAAATGGCCGTAGGGACTGCCCGAGTCACAACATCGCCTGATGTCAGCGTGGAAGACCTAAAGTCCAGCGTACAGGGGTTTAACGTAACAGTAAGAGCGTTACCTGATACCGATGCTGAGATGCTCGATAGAGTTGTGTAGGGGATGTTAGACGACCCCTCAAACGCATAGGACCAACTAGCAGCGGTTGTTCCGCTAGTAAGGATACACACGAACTTAACTGTGGCTTTCGAGGGGATGCTGACAATGGTGTTTAACCCACTGGACTGCACAGTCAGCACGCCAGTTGAGTTATTTGTGATCGTATAGCCAAGGCCAAGCACCAAAGTACTCGTCACAGGCAAGACGACAGTCTGCGTCGTTGTGCCAGTAAAAAACTGTTGGTGAGGGCTTGAAACCGTCAGTGTGGTAGTGCCCGCCGCCGTCGCGGTCGTCGCATACCCGAGCTTGATGTTGTCGATTACGGGGCGTACAGCATTGTCGATAGTCGTCGCGCCCGATAGAGTCGTAGCGCCCGACGCAGACAGCGTAGTAAACGCGCCAGATGAGGCTGTAGTAGCCCCGATTGTGGAGTCGTTAATTGTAGCGCCTGAAATCACCGACGAAGTGGCGTCCAATTTAGTTGCCACCGCAATCGCAATATTGGCGAACTCAGTGTTGATCTCGGTGCCCTTGACGATCTTGAGCGGATCGCCGGGGGGCAGTGCATCTTTGGTGGCGAAGTTGGTGCTCTGAACGTAGTTACTCATGTCATCTTCCCATCTTTCGATTGGATTTCAATGCGTTGTATCGACAGCGCCGCGCCACTGATGTTGGACTCATATCCAGTTTGGACGATTTTACCGCTGCCGCTGGCCGAAACAGAAAGGGTTTGCAACGCCACGCCGTCGGAATAATAGGCCACGGGCGAACCATTGGCACCGTATTCAGCTACGCCGTACTCTGATACGCCTTGCGTTGGGATCAGCGCATTGCCTGACTGGTAGTTGGTGCTGAAGTCAAAGCCCCACTTCATCGTGACGTACTGGTTCGTGCCGCCGATAACGACTACCTTCAAGCGCTTGAGGATAGATGTGACGTTGGCATTGCCCAGGTCGGCATGGTTCGTGTAGTACATGAACCGATACGCCGTCGTGTGGTCTTGGTATGTGTTGTACTTGCCAATGTAGCCTGTCTTGCCAATAAGCAAGTCGCCGTTGCGCCGCGACAGCAATGCCGTCGGCTCGATAGAGTCCCACTTGGTGATGCGGAAGGAGCCGTCCTGCAATTGACCGCGAGTGTCGAAGCAATAGACTTCTTTGACAGTAGGGAGCGTTAGCAGGTAGAAGGCTTCTTTCTCGGAATAGGCCGACTTGATGTTGGCCAGCGTTTCGCTGCCCACGATGTCCATCAAATCGTTCCGCACGTTCTTAGACAGATCGCCCAGAGGAGCCGACTTCTCGACAATTGTCCTAGCAAACGACCTGACGCCAGAGTTTGACAGGAACAGCACATCCTTGCCCGTGGTCTGAATTGAATCACGCGCCAGACAGCCAATGCCACCCACCGTGTCACTCAATTGCATTGTCGATGGTGTAGTGGCGTCCTGATAAACAAGAATCTGGCGTTTGCCAAAGATGATCAAGAAACCATTGTGAGCGGCCAGCCCTTGGATTTCGTCTGGGCCGTTGGGCCAAACGCGGTCTACATTGAGCGACCCGGCCGTGCCGGTAGACCAGACATGACCGGCCAGTAGATCAGAGAAGTAAACCGTGTTCTTGACCGTCGAGGTGCTGGCCGTCCAAAGCCGGCCAAAGGCCGACAGCGCGATGTTGGCGCTCGGCACCGTAGCCACATAGCCGGTCTTCTCACTGACGCGGCGATACGTCGTGGTGCTGACCGCAGGGTCATAGATCAGAGGGTCGTGCCCGGTCTGGAAGAAGTAGGTAATGCCGTTGAGCGAGGCGCACGACCAGTTGTTGGCCGAGATCGTCGGGGCGCTACCCCCTCCCCCGTAGGTCAACTCCACTACGGCATTCGAGCCGTCCAGCTTGAACAGCTTGTTGTTGCCTGCAAACAGAATTGTCAGCGTGCCGTCAGACTGCACCAACTCATGGATGACGCCGACATCGTTGCTGCCGAGGTTGCCAGATGAGGCGTTGACACGCGACCAGCCCTTACGCGCACCGATGCGGCCATACTGGTCGATCACGCAGTTCGTCGCCACCAGAGCAAAGCCAGCCGCTAGATCAAGCGGCGAGTCTTGCGTATTCAGACCGAAGAAACCCGGCGCTGAAATGCTGGCAGTCTGAAGAACTTGGCTCATATCGCAACGAATTCCT